ATGATCTTCTTTCATACCATGAGTTTCTGAAGTAGCAACATTTACTACATTTCTACTAATTTCAGATGTGAGAGACTCATAATTTGTTTTAAAACTATGATATGTTCCAGTACCAAGGCCAACAAAGAATAGTGTTGAGGAAGACCTTTCAGTACTAGCAATACCAACAAAAGAACCTAATGTACCCAGACCAACTTTGACGGTGGATAATCCAATCAAATTATCAGTCAATTTTGCAACATATAATGATTGTTGATCAATAAGCGAAAATTCAGTTCCAGAAAGGTCCTTTACAGATATTCCCGATCCAACATTTGGAGAATATGTTACAATATCTCCAGTTTCCAATCCATGATTTTTTAAGTAAATTGATTTTGTTGGTATAGAAATTTGGGTGGATCCTGCTCCTGGATTTGAAAAATACAATGTTGATGTGATGCCAACCCCAAAAGATGTACCTAAAGCAACAGACTCTGATGGTTCAAAATAAATCTCTTTATTTTCTTTGAAATTAAAATCAGTTGGAATTCCTGTATTAATAGTTAATCTCTTATGATCTAAATTTAGAATAGTAGAAAAATCATGACTACTTCCGGATGTTCCTTCTATAGATCTCAATACTCTAATTCTAGACAATTCTTTATCAACGTTAAGAACCTTTACTCTTTCTGTTCCTATACCAAGAATGTCATTTGCCTTTAAGTCTTCAAATATTCCCCTTACATTAAAATAAGTTACTATACCGGTTGAAGATACATCCTCAACTGCTACTGTAGTAGTTCCCAACCCAACCAGAGATAATATACTACTAGAACCTACTCCAATATTATAATTTCCATCAAATTTAAATTTATCGTTAGAAAAACTTGTAAGTGTTATTATATCTTCATCTTCAAAATTATGAGGATTTGGTGCAATCAGTGTTAATTGATTATTACTCCCTCTTGAAACCATCTCTATGTTTGTTATACTAGAAGTGGCCACGCTTATATTGGATACAGTCTTACCTTCCAGTTTGGATACTTTAGCAGATACTCCAGATCCTCCAGTATTTTCATTACTGAATACAATATTATCATTTACTTTGTAATTTTTTCCTCCAGTTAAAATTCCAATATTATCAACTTTTCCAGTCAAAGGTTGCAATAATTTTGCTTCCTGATCTAATTCATTTGGTATATTAAGATATTCATAATTTATATTTTTATCGCTTAAGTTATATGGTGCAGTGTTTCTCAACCAATTAGAGTTGTTCAAATCATAATCATCTTGATTTGAACTTGATTTGTAGTTAAATTGGTTTGGAGTGGTTTTAAAATTATTTCCAATTAAATATGGAAAAACGGGTTTTTTATAACCACTAAATGGAGATTCATTTCCAGCAGCGAGATCAAGTGTTGCAAAATATGCATATGTTCCTTTTGGAAATTCTGGGGTAACGCAAAATCTTCCATTATTTTCATCTAAAGTATTTTCGTCACTTACATTTTTATAAGTATAATCCTCTACAAAAAATCCTAAAGGATAAATTTCTGTTGGTGGTCCAAAGGGTCTAGTAGAATTTAATACATAACCGGACTTTAATTGTGTAATAATTCCACCAGTTATTTTATTATATCCATATGGACCATATATTGGATGTCCATCATATGCCCAACCAATAATAGGAGAATGGTATTTTGAATCAATTTCTACATTAGATTCTCTAGTTAAATCTTTCTGCCCATATACAGTTTCTCCTGACTGGTCGGTCGAAAATAAAATTTCTCTTAATTTTCTTGGCGCATAAATGTGAGAATACTGAAGTTCTCTATTTGGATTAATAGACTTAGATATAAATCCATCATCTTGTGTGAAAGATTTTAAATATCTTTCAAATAAATTAATATTCCATTTCTTTACTTTTGGTAAAAAAGTTGCGCCTGCTCCTGGAGAAGAAACTAAAATGGACAAGGTTGATTGATCGTAATTAATTCCTCCGCCAATAACTTTTACTTCTGATAAAGAACCATTTTCAATTATTGGAGTTAAAACGGCACCAATACCATTGCCAAAATCATTATCAATAATTAAGTCTACATCAGAAGTATATCCACTCCCACCATTTAATATTAACACTTCTGTTATTGTGCCATTAGATACAATAGGTTGAACTTGTGCTCCATTCCCGCTAGTGAGAGATATCAATGGTTCTTTTCTATAGTTGATAATATCAGATGAACCATATCCAACGCCATTATTTGTCAGATTAATAGAAGTAACTCCTCCTCTAAAAATGGGTTTAATTTTACATTCGAAAGTTTCTGTTCCAACAGAAGAAATGCCAATCGCACCATTTATAGTTACTGAAATATCTGGATAGTTAAATTGGTGCGTACCTGATCCAAAAGATGTAAGATTTATATATTGGTTTGTATTAAAATAAAATAATTTGTCAGAATCGTTACCAATTAACGATAGTTTAAAATTATCATCATCAATTTTAGTTATATAATATTCGGAGTCGTTGGTAAGACCTCCAATTTCAGTCCCATCTGTAATATATTTTACAATTTCCTTTGAATTATATCCATGGTTCTTAATTGTTATTTCATTAGAGGATGTGCTGATTCCAGAAGATGGTACTGTTCTTAATTTATTTTCATAACCAACTCCTGCAGAAACAACATTAATAGAATCTACGACGGATTTGTTATTTACAGATTTAAAATTGTGCTTTCCTTCACCATATGATGTTAATGTTATTGTATTAATTCCAAGAATCGCATCATTTTGATTTTCATGAACTTTAACAGTAAATGCATCTACTATAGAAAGATAATAAAAAGACTCAGAAATCAAACCACCAACTTCTTGTTGAGAATTTGATTGATATATAACTTTTTCTGCATTTCTAAATTTATGATATGTTCCAAATCCAATTGTAGATTGGGAGGAACCAATACTTATTCTTGCAGAACCTTGATCTGAATAAAATTCTGGAGAGTGTTCAACCAAAGTCATATTTGCAATTGCTTTTGCTCCAAATCCATTTCCTCCAGAAATTTTGATAGTCGGAACATTTTGATAATCAAATCCACTATCAAGTATTCTTATTTCATTTAAGGAACCGGAAAGAGAAACATTTCCAGTAGCTCCAGTTCCAATAGAGTCCTCGATGACTAAGTTTGGTGGATTGATTATATCATATTCTGATCCTGGAGAAGTAACCTCAATTGATTCAATCTCCCCATAATAAATTGCATCAGAAGATTTATAATTTAAAATTTCTACTCCATTAACCAAAATTCCATTAAAACCTGGTTGTGTTTCGTATAAATCACCGTCTACGATAGGATCACAAATTTCTCTTAAAAGTTTTTGTGGTTTTAATGTTTTGTTATTTGATTCTACAAATTCTAATTTACTACCAGATACAACCGCAGGAAGTCCAGTTTCAGATCCAATAGATAAAAATCTTGAGTTGTAAATATCAGAAATACTTTTTGATAACTTTATTGTATTTTGATTTACTTTTTTAATATAATAAATTCCTTCTCCAAATAAGAAATCTTCACCTTCCAAAAATAAAGAACTTTGGACAGAGGTTGTTGTGGTGACAATACCATCTATATCTGTTGATGATTCCGTAACTTTTTGGGGAGTATAATATACGACATCTCCCGTGTAAAATCCATGATCTAAAATGGTTAAATCTTCACCAAAAAAACTTCCAGAAAAAGTAACCGATTTAGATTTTGCATTTAATGTTTGTTCATTATAATTTGGTAAAGAATTAGAAGATACTAAAATTTTACTTGGTTTATTTGTAATAGTTTCGGGAACATTCGTATATACGTTTTGAACATTTGCCCAATATTTTGAGATATCAACAAAATTATTTGAAAAAGATTTTTTTATATTTCTCTTTACATAAGAAAAAAGATTTAAATTTAAATTATTATCAAAACTCGCACTAAATGAATTTTTTGAGTCTATACTGATAATTCTACCATTTATAGATACTCCATTGGTTTGTATTAAAGATATAGAATCTCCAATATAAAGATACTGATCATTTTCCAAAAAGATTTTATATGTCCTGTCAACAGAACTTAATAAGTCTACATTATTAACTTTATATCTTGAAGGTAAATTATATATCCAGTTTTTTGTTATTAAATCTTTTGCGTTTGATCCTAAACTTTGAACAACTACAGAATCATTTTCAGTATAATATTGATTGTCTTCTGGATAATCTAAAGAATTTAATACTGAATTAATTCTAACCTCTACTATTTCTTCTTCTCCAGATTCGTTAATATATGATCCATATGCATAAGTATTTACTGATATGTCAGATGCATCTAAAATAGTTCCTGTTATATTTGAACATCCATAAAACTGATTGTTTGATTTAGAAGTATATTCAATAACACCAAAAGTTTCATCACTGTACGTAACCAATAGTTCTCCTGAAGACTCAAACCCAATAGTAGAATCTACGTCAATAACATCAGATCCAGAAGAAACGTTACCTATTACTTTAGTTTTAGGATGAACTTTAAAGTTTCCATATAAAGCTCCATCAACATTTAAATCCCTATTATATCCCGCATCGTATCCAAGTTTATAGTAAGACTTGCCAGTTTTAGAAACTACCTCTTCTACTTTTGAAATAGGTACAAATGATTTTTCAAAAGTATCCCTATACTTATCTTGATACAAAGTAGAATTTTCAAGTTGTAAAGGATCTCCAACAATTGCTTCTACAACAAGATCATTAGTTACTACGTAATTTGCATTAGATGGTTGAATTAAGTATTCGCTTGGTTTTAATACTTTTACTTTCTCATTATACAAAGCTCCAAATAAGATCTCAAAAGATCGATCCGTTCCCTTTGAAGAATAAAAATCTTTTGATTGTTTGATAAAAGTATTTTGATTTAACTCTGAATTTAATTCAGTATTGCTTAGTCCAGGCAGTAATTGCCTCTTAATTTTAATTAAAAATTCAGTAAGAAATAATGAACTTAAATTTTTAATCTCAGAACCTTTTTTATGTTCCTCTGCTTCAGTTGAAGAAAATGTTAATACATCTAAATTATTTTCATCCGTATAATCTAACGTTCCACTAAAACCACGAATACATCCAGTAAAAGATCTATCGGTTTTTCCTGTATATGTAATTATTTCATTATCAATTTGAATCAATCCATAAGTATCAGGATATCCTTGAGTTCCTGTTGGAGAAAATGTAAGGTCAACAACGATTGTATCATCAATAAAATCAACATCATCTCTTAAAATTGTAGAACTAACAAGATTTGTATTTTCATTTAATTTAATATATTTGTCAATATTTTGTATTAAATCCAGAGGAGCACTTTTAACTTCCTGTGACAAATAATATTGCTTTAAAAATTCAGATATCAACGGAAATTCTTCCCTGACATAGGAAGGTAATTGATTTTGAATAACGTTGTTAAACTGAACTCTTTGATTCGTCATGTTACTGAATTATTTTTTGACTTAAATTAAATTAATAAGATGAACCTGAACCCGTATTAAACGAAGTAGATGAGGTAGATGAAGTAGGAGTGGTTCCTGATATAATTTGACTAGCAGGAAGTGTATTAGAAACTGCTACTTGATTTTCTACTGTTCCAATTTGTTCTGTAGGTATAACTAATGTTCCATTAGAGTAACTTGAGGAGGAAATGTAATTAGATGCAGATGGATCTAAACCAGATTCAATATTATCAACTATTGTTTCAAAATTACTCTTACTAATATCTAGTTGCAAATATAAGTCCTGTAATCCGACAACATCATTTGAATGTGGCACTGCAGAAATTTCAAGAATTGCTTGCCCATCTTTTATTTTTCCAGCTAAAACATTGATGGGATTTAAAGTTATAATTCCCTTCTTATAATCAATTCTACCAACATCTCTTCTCAAGATTGTTGCATCTGTGGAATTTGCCGAAGGTACTGTAAATATAAAAATAGATCCAGTTGACCTATTATTATCTGGTAAATCTCCAAGATATACATCTTGCTGGATACCTGCTATTCTAAATGCACTAGACTTGATGTTATATCCACTCATTCTGGAAATATGGAATTCATTACCAAATCCAATTTGATATTCTGCAAAAGTATTTAAAACAAGTCTCAAATCCCTTCTCATCTGAACAGTTGTGATGTTTGATGTTACTGATTCGTGACTATCATCAATTGTTTTTAAAAACTTACTATATTTAAATCTTGCACCATATTTGTTTAACTCTGTAGATTCTGAATACTTTTTGACATTATTTTGTACAATTGAAGAAACATAATCTGAACTTGGTGCTAAATTTGAATTATAATAGATCTTTGAATCAACTTGTAAGTAAAGATACTTTAAATCAAGAATTTCTGGAACTATACCAGCAACAGCATATTTCTTAAGTTTTAATTTAATATTTTCTTTAATTAAATTTGGAAGAAAATCTCCAGTTCTTGGTTTAATACTAATAAAAACCTTCCCATATTGTGGAGGTATAACTTCTTCTCCACCAAAAACAGAAATTGATTCAGTTTCTGTATATATTTTTGCTGGAATCAAAGATTCATAATCATCCGAAGTTAGTGCTCTATTTTGTGATGCATAAATTTTAGGAGCAAACTTTTTAATAGAATCTATACTTTCAATATTTTCTCCACCCGAAGAAACAAGATCTGTAGTAATAAGAGAGATTCCAGAAGAAATTGGATATGTAATAGAATTTTTATTATATGTTATTCTACCTGCAAATGAAAACTGACTCACTCCATTCGCACTGTCGCCATCTGAAGTTATATAATCAACAGTAATATAATTACCTTCTTCTAATTTTTTTCCAAAAATACCGTCACCAAAGAATATTTCATATCTTTCATCTTCAATTTCTTGTATAAAATAAACCTTACTATCTTCTTTTAATGAGAATAAACTATCTTGAAGAGCATATGTAACTTGTGAAGTTGATTCTTCTGAAGATTTGACTCTTACTGACAGCAATTCAGTGTCAATACCAGAGTTTGGTAATATAAACTTTTGATTTAAATTTGTTGAACTATATGTAAAATTAGAACTTAATAAAGAACCTTGATATACAGGAATTTCATCAAAAGATGCAATTCCATCAAAAACTGGAACCGTAATGTCGTTTAAAATGGAAAATACGAAAGATTGATTCCCAAAAGAACTTTGAGTTGTTACAACTGGTCCTTTCCTTAAAGTAATTGTACTGGGACTTGGTACAATACCAGTAGTATCTACAAAAAAACTTATTGTCGCTCTTGCTGCTTTTCTTGACTTTGGAACATATCCAATATTTCTAGCTAAAGAAACAACATTTTCTCTCAATGTCGCACTATCAATGAATACTTCATTTGCAACCATATTTGCATTATATGAAGTAAGATATGTATTATATGCTAATACATCAAGAATAGATGATAAGTTAGATCCTTCAAAATCATAATCCGTAAAATTGGAATTTGATCTTAAATAATCTTTAAGTGTTGTTTTTACTTGATTGAAATCAAGATTTGCAAAATTGACTAGTGACATTGTTTACCTAGTTGACTCTAAAGCGAATTGTAACTCTTGAGGTGGAATATCTGCTCCAATTATTTCATAAACAATTACTACATCAAAAGAATTGTTATCAAAATCAGGAAATGCTTTTACATCAACTAATCTTACTCTTGGTTCAAAGTTTGTAATCGATTCTCTAATTTGATCAACAACTAATGAAGCAGAAAGGACATCAATATTATCAAAAAGAGACTTATTGATGTTTGTACCAAAAGTTTCATCAAAAAACTTTTCTCCAGGAACGGTAAATACAATATTTCTCACTGAACGAGCAATTGCATTTGCATTTTTAAGCGCAATCAAGTCATTTGTCAGAGGATTGCTCTGAAAAGTCATACTAATATCTTTGAAACCTTGACTTACCCTTTCTAGAGGCATTTAAAATAATACAATTATGAATTATTTATTCGCAATATTTAGGATTCATAAAGAGGTTTTGGTCCATTTTTATCATTTTCAATATTTCTTTCAAATAATTCAGTCTCGCTGAAAAAATCACGTTTTTTTGGTGTTAAATCATCCTCTGCTATCTCACGAAGCATCTTTTGATTGCTTTTTTTATCCATATTTTCCTCTTTTATGTAATCTGTAACTAATTTTGATGTCCCCCACATTTTCATCATATACTTTTCGTCTCTATCTACAGGTGAATTGCCCATTTTAGATCCAATAAAGGTAAATTAGAACTTTTTTGGGGGTTTCTATCCCTTTTTCTATATTTATTGGGAGTCAAGTGGTCGATTTTCTTGCGATTTATACATGTCAACAGCATTTTCAGTCTCTTTTTCACGTTCTTTTGCTGTTTTCCAGAAATATTCATCCTCACGACCCATTCCAAGTCGATCAAATCCATTTTCAACTTGATAATATTCAGTTGAAACCTTAAAATCAGGCATTTTTGGTTCAACAGGTGTCAAACTATTATCAAAAATACGCATTCGATTGTTTGGATAGAGTGCATATTGTCCATTATCTAACTCAATTAGGTTATGAGACTTATGTTCAGCAGGATTTTCACTTGTAGCATAATCAACTACATCAGGATCTTGATGATAATTGTCTAATGTACACACATAAGTACCTTTCTGAATACCAAAGTCTCGTGTATACAACTCATAGTCCATACTACCAATAAATTGCTTCGTAACTGCCACTACACCATAATCCATACAGTTCCAGAACTGTAGGTTAGGAAGGTTCATATCGGGGTCTGGAAGCGCCGGAGACGAGAGAAACGCGCTGATAGGTAGTTTATCATACATTGCAGCATATTCTGGTAAATATGTCTCAAAATAAAAAGCACGCCCAGGAATCGACTTTGCCGAAACCCAGACGCCTTTTACAAATTCTCCATGACCAGATTGATGATCTGTTAGATATTCTTTACGAACCCATACCTCAACTGATGGGAGATTACATATAAGTGCTGCCATACATTAAACAAGATAACTTCACTTATCTATTAACGTTTTTTCTTACAAGCACTTTTTTTAGGAGTGAAGATACTTTTACATCTTTTATCTGGTCTTGATTTTCCACCTTTATGAATCCATTTCATTTACCTTGCCCCCGATACTTTTTCTTTCGCCCATTGCGAGAAGTCGCGGAAAGTAGTGTGTGTGGAGACTTTCCTTGGCGAGTCTTTTTTGGTGTACTCGGCACATAATTACCACCTTTCATTGCTGCCATTGTAAATTACCTCCTATCAAATAACGCGAGTTTTTTCGTGTCCAACACGAATCCGAGGGTCACACCAAATCTCAAAGCCTGCTTCCTTTGCATCAAGACAGAATGAGACATCCTCACCACACATGTCTTGTACTGCACCAGATTCAAAGACTTGCATCTTCGGTGCAAACCATGGATACTTCATCTCAGGATGTTCAAAGACACCCTTCTGAATCATTACCCATCCAAATCCTGTATAATCTACCGTGAATGGTTTGCGCCTCTTGCCGATACTGTCAACCATTTCGTGATTCATGACTCCACCATTATTGCGGAAATCATCCTCCTCTAACCAATGTGCTACAGATGTTGTACGACCATCTTCTGTAGAATACCACCCAGCAACAATCTCACGTTCTGTGCCATCTTCAGTGAGTGCTACGTCACATAACTGCCAAAACTTATTGGTGTCAAATACAATATCACTATCAATCCAAAGTTGATAATCATAATTCAGTTTTCCATCCCAAGGAATTTGATCAGGTCCTCTCAATACATTTGCACCAAGACACTTACAACGTGCAAAGTTTACCATTGATGAATAATCTTGACTAATCTGAATACTCATACCATTCTGTACTAAATCAAAGCACAATTGTACAAAGTTCTTCAGATAAGTATATGATACTCCTCTTCCTGGAAGACAAAATACAATTGCCTTTCCTTTCATTCTTTCTTTAATTGCATCATAGTCCCACTCCTCTTTTGATTTACTTGGAGTCGGTGCTTTTGCTTTTACAGTGAATCCTTTTGCCATAAGTCTTAAAAACTTCAGTTCAATTTTATCAGATTATATATCTCTTGTCAATAAGAGCACTCTTCTAATTTCTGTACGGTTAACTCCTCATATGATAAATCCTCAATATTATAATCAGTTTTCATTAAACCAACTATACTATTGAGGGTTGTCCATGTTGTTCTGAATTCATCCTCTTTGATATTTGAGAATATACATTCATTCTTTAAGTATATGTGATACACCTTTGTGGGTGTTAAATTTTTGTCCGGATTTTTTTTCATATCTCCTTAATTAACTAACGCATTATATATCAGTACTATCAAAATCCCAAGGGGCAATAATATAATTTTACCCATTGTCTTTGGATATCTGATTAGCCAACCTGCGAATACTACTCTCCAAAAATTCCAATATCGCTTTTCTCTGCGACCCTCTGTGGCTCTCATCATATATCCGGTAATTTTTTTTCTTCGTGATATTTACAAGTCGATTTTGGTTCGTTGTAGGT